CGATGTGTTCGGTCAGCATGGCGCAGACCGCCCCATAAGAATCGTTCTGCGGCTCACCGATGCTCAACTCGTCGAGTTGCAGGAAGTCGTCGTCGTCTTCGTCAAACACGCTCACAAGTCTCGCCCGGCTTTCCGTCGAAACTGCCGCCGTTCGCTCGGAGTCAAACCGCCGAACATTCCCCAGCGATCTTCCGAAACATCTACCGTCAAAGCGACCGAGAGACACTCGTCCTTCACGGGACAAGCCGCACAGAATCTCCGAGCCTTCTGCCAAGTACGGCTCGTGAACTTCCGTTCGGTCGGGAAGAACACTTCCTGCGGTGCGCCGACGCAAGCCGCCCTGTTCCGCCAGTCCATCAGAAGAGACTCGGCATGGCGAACAACGGCAAGAACCGAGAGCCAGAGAACAGCACCATGTCCTCAGACTGCCAGATAGTTTCGCCGCTCTCGTCATACCAACGGTCGTTGATTCGGTTCACGCTACGAACGGAGACACCCGTCTCGTCCCGAAGATCGAGCAGGAAGTCGTCGTCTTCGCAGACCACCATGATTAGCGGCACCGCCTGACGACGCTTCGCCGCCTGATTCAGAGACCTGCACTTGCTCCGACTGATCATGTATTTGTGTTCTACGAAGTAGCGGAGTTCGTAATGCCTGACCTTTATCTCAACGAGCGCAGCAGTCTTCCCGTCAAGATCGACTAGCACTCGGTCATAGGGTTCGTACTGTGCGGCCGGAAGAATCCGACCACGCCAGTACGGAGCGAGACGGTCTGCCGCCCGTTGTTCAAGCAGCAGACTCGTCGCACTCTCATACTCTCGGTATCCCATCGTCAGCCGCCGTTCATCAGCGACTCGATCACTCGTGACGCTTCCTTCGTCGTGAGCGACGAGAGAGAAGTCACGGGCTGACCGAGAACATCTGCGGCGTGTTCGTTCATCTCGGTGATGCCACGCTCTCGGCAGAGTTTCTTTATCAGGTTCACCTGTTTCACGGAAGCGACGGCGGCGAGTTTCGCCGTACCTTGCGGCTGCGGCTGCGGCTGTCGGTTTGCAGGGTGAGTCGGGTGTCCGTCTTTGACTTCGTTGATCTCAGGGAAGACTTCTCGGACGGTCTTCTCCACGAGTCGTTGAGTGTCCGAGTCGTTGCGTCGGTTCTCGACTTCTTCCCTGCTTGCGATGTGCGGCTCATCTACTGCGAGCGCAGCCATGATCGCCCGACCCCAAGCGGAAGTCTCGGCGTTCATCACTTCGCTGTTGCGAGTGAATGACGACTGACCGATGACAGGCTCGGCTGCGACGGCGATCGCAGGCATCGGGTCGTTCGGTGAGCGGTAGCAGGCAGCCGTGTAGATGATGAACTCTCGTCCGCCGATCTCGACGATACGGAACGGCTCGGCAGGGTTCGCTGGTCGCAGCACCGCTTCTGGGTGCTTCTCCCGTAGTTGCCGAATCCGTGTCGCTACATCGACATAGTTCGATAGGTCAAATGCCATGATTAGTTGTGTCCCTTCGTGTTTGAGAGCCGCATCACACGGCTCGGTTGTCCCTGTTTGGTGTATGCCTTGACTAGTTCAGGGTGGTCTAGTTTCAGCATCGCAACATCGACTGACGCTCTCCCGGCCTGCTCTTTCCAAGAGAGAACCTTCGTGCCGTTGTATGTTGCGACTTCGTGTTCAAGCATGAAACGGGCGATCTGGTCTCTCGCCGCTTCTTCCAACTGTTCCGCTTGTCGTTTCAGGTCTCGTGCCTCAGCGAGTTCTTTCACCCACTCGTACTGGTCGGTGTCGATCTGAACTGTCTTCGGTTGCGGCTTCACGATCTCCGCTATCTGTTCGGCACTCATCTGGTCGATCAGACTTGCTAGATAGGACTCGTCTTCGTAATCGACGGCGTGGCAGAACTTCTCGGATTCGTTGGCGAGAGTTTCTAGTGCTTGTTCGTTTCGGTCGATCTCAAAGTGCGAGATGGACAGGTCACGGTCGAGCACGATGAGATACACGGGTCGGTCAAGTACGAGCATCTGCGCCCAGCACTGCCAGAGATAGTCGGCAGGAATGTCCGACTTGTCGCTAATCCGATGGCGGCGAGTCGTCTTTACTTCTCCGATCACGGCAGGACTATCGGCGGAAACGCCTACTGCGTCAAGGGTGACAGTGAAACGGTCTTTGCGGTACATCGTGTTTGGAGTGGTCATCTCGACTCCGAGACGGCGACCGAGTTCCGAGACGAGAGCCGATTCGAGAATGTTCCCGACTTGCATCGCTGCGGTGGTCTCGGTAATCTTCGGCCGGGTTCGCTTGTTGTGAAAGAGATCGGCTCGGCTCGTAAACGGCGACGCTTCCATAAGTGCTGGTGCGTCGGACGCTCCGAGTACGCATCTGCCGAACTCGTCTCGATGCCTGAGCATCAGCCATTGTTCGGAGCCGTGCGTCGGCTTCGGTATGAGTGTGACTTGATTCTTCATTCTGTTTCCCTTCTAGGTGTTGGTGTCCGCTATTAGAACGGACGGGTGTAGCGGAGTTATCTTTACCGACGACACGAGATGTAGAAGGGAATCCGCCTACGCAACTGAGTTAGCGACATCGGCTATTCACGGGTTGCGTAATCCTTAGAACATCGGTGAATCGGGCAGGGAATCCCCTGCCCGACCACCTAGCCCGAACTGCCGAAGGGGAGCAGTCAGTCGGGCAGAATCACAATACTGTCACGCTCTTCACCATGCCGACAGGAATAGACAGAACTCCGTCAAGCGTCTCGTCCCCCACTATCACCGACTGAGCCACCACAAGATGATCTCGCTTCGCATCAGGTAACAGCCAGCCGACCGTCTCCACGACGCAAGGCTCGTCGTCGATCTCGCTCAACTCGCACCAGCCAGTTCCCGGCTCGGCGTGAGCATCGTGCCACACCACGAGAACCTTCGACGCTTTCACCACTTCTCCCGTTTCCTATCGGCGCAGAAGATCGGTGCTTGAAGCGTGATGCCCTTCTCAGGGACGACAACGGCGAGAGCCTGCTGCGGCGGCTCATAACCGAAGTTGTTCACGAACGCATACTCATCGATGCCCTTCATGCTTCCGTTCACGACCAGCGACGGAGAAGGAAGATACTGATGCCAATGTCCGAGCCAGAGCGTGTCGAACGAAGACCCGGCCGCAAGATAACGCTGCGCCTTCCTAGCCCGAAGACGCATGATAGGCGGATAGATGCCGCCGATGCCGCCGCCGCCGTGCGCCTGATCTCCGTGCGTTAGAAGATGCTTCGAGTCGTAGATGCTCACGAGAACATCGGTCGATTCGGGAATGTCGAAAGTCAGCCGCTTGTCTCCCGTGAAGTGCCGCTCCAACATCTTCGCTAGCAGCCAGTCAAAGTTCGTCCGTGCCCTTAGTTTCGCTCTCGGCTTCCGAGTCATACGCCCGTGATTCCCTGCGACCGCAGCAACATGGACACGGCGGAACTCGCCAGCGAGAAGATCGAGACTCGACGCAAGTTCCTGCGCCCAGAACAAGAGAGAGCCGAGCATCGTGTCTTCGTTCGTCTCCGACAACTCTTCGTGAATGTCCCCAGAGAAGATGTCGCCGCCGAGCAGGACGACGCAACCGTCATACTTCATACCTGCGAGATAATGCCGGGAGAGTTTCACCGTGTTCTCCACGAACCTGTTCAGACGAATCTGCGCTATCTGCCTGTTGTAAGCGTTCAACCCTTCTACTTCCGCAGGCTCCACCACTTCGTCTAGGTGAAGATCGGACAGCATAAGCATCAGGGTCGCCGCCGAAGACTTCACGGGCTTCTTCGGAGCGAGCCACTCGACGGGTTCCAGCCGTGCCGACTCGACCCGTTCGACGAGTTCGAGAGTCTTCCGTAACTGCTCGACCTGACCGACCAGCCGACTGTTCTCGTTCGTAGCGGCGTCACGCTCACGGCGGAGTCGAGCGATCTCGATTCGATGCTGCTCGGAACTAGCGGCGGAAAGTTCGTCAGACAGGCTCATACTGCCCGTACTGTCCGCTGCGATAGTTACTGATGACCGACTCGCTGAGTTGGAAGCCACGCCGCTCGATAACTCGGACGATGCTTCGGGCCGGGACACCGAAGTCGTCGAGAGCCGCCAAGAACGCCGCCCTATCTTCTTCGTCGAGAGCGTCCGCTATCTGCCAGATACGGCGACGCTTCACGCCACCATTCTTCGACGGTTCACTCTTTATCTCGTCGGCCAAACCTGCCATCTGTGTTCCCTTCGGCGTGCCAGTTGATGTGTCTATCTACTTTCTGACCGACCCTGTGTATCTCTTTGTGAACCGCTTTCAGAGATTCTGCCACTACCGCATGGTCTTGGCGGTTCTCTTTACGGGCGGACTGAATCAGGGCAATCACTATTCCGAACGCACCCGTTATCAAAGCAACGATGACGGGCGTGCTCATAAGTCAAATGCTAGTTGTCTAGCGGAACGATCTGCGTCCACGCCGCTCGCATCTTCGCTGCGTCGTCCGCCATGTCGGGACTAATCTCGACATGAATCCAGTCGCCGCCCGGCGCACCCGTAATCGTCTTGACTTCGTACCGAATCCAGTCCCTGCGATCACACCGCCAGCCACGCCCGTAAGGTTCAGGGAAGTAATCCAAGATGCATTCAAGACCGAGTAGGTCGGCGTTCTTGATAAGCAGCCTGCACATCTGAATCGCCGCCTGCCTACCGCCTTCCCGAACGCCACGACTCGGCGCACCCTTGCCCGTCCCTTGCACGAACCTGTAAGAAAGATCGACAGCCCGACCCGTCGAATGAACCGACATCTGCCCAGCCTTACCCCTGATGTCTCT